GGCCAGGAAGAGACAGAAGACATTACAGGTAACAGCGCCGGCAATGACGACACACTAGACGATACAGGTTACGACGATACGGATGACGAAACAGGTTACATGGAAGACGAAGAGATGTGAGAAGTAACAGGTCACAGGATACGCTAGACGTTACACGTTACATGCTACACGCCACGTTACAGGTTACATGGCACGCGAGACGTTACACGTTACACGCCCAGGCCATGCGCCAGGCCATGCGCCTGGACGCCAGGACCGGCCCCCAGGTGCGACCCCACGCCACCCGCACCCCCCGCGCGCTCGCGCGCGCACACATACGCACGCTACAAACTATTCCACACAATCAATCACCAAAATCCCGAAGGGGGGGGGTGGGTCCAACCCCACCCCATGCTTTCCCAATATTTATATCCAGGTACCATCTGAACCTTGTCCCGGAACAAATGTTCCTATATAGGAACAAAAGTAGGAACGCGCTAAACGGACTCAGGAGACCTCATGAACGAACACATAAAGCCAGGCGATGTTGTTATATGGAGGTTCTGGAGCAGCGACCTTGGCTTCCTTGAGCCACGCCCAGGCGTGGCGCTGTTCAAGACCAAGGATGGCAAGATAGGCGTAGCCTACTGCACCACAGACAAGCTTCACCGATACCGTGACTGGTGCATCCCAGTGCGTGGTGCTGGCCTCAGGAACGGAAGTTTGATCAGGGTTGATCGCGTAGACGTTAGGAAGCCTGAAGAGCATGTGCCGGTAGCTGGCAAGCTTCCAGCAGAGACATTCAGGAACGTGATGATGCTGAGAGATAACTTTGACATGCTTAGGAAAAAGACATGACACAGAAGAGACTTAAGATATTGCAATTGATATTTGCGTATTGGCACCATTATCAGATAGGGCCAACTCTTGAGGAGTTGGCGACTCAGATGGGCGTCAAGTCCAGATCCAACATTCACTTTGCTGTTGAGAGGATGATTGCTCAAGGATGGCTGGCAAAGACTGTTGGTGAGCATAGGAGCGTTGCTCTGACCAAGAAAGGACTAGCCCTGTGCAGATCCCAGACTTACGTCTACAAGCCCGCTCCTGAGCAAGGTAAGATGTTTATTGCCGTGGCTACGAACGGTACTTCACTGGCAGCCAACAAAGTTGTTGACGAGTCAGTCAACCCCCCCTAATGTGATATAGTCTCCTTAGACAGCACCTCCCTTAGTATTGCCTTGATAGGCCCACCCTCAAGGTGGGCCTTTTCTTTTGGGTCTCATGGACGTAGCCCGTAAGCATCTTGATCGGATAGCCGCACTCCCTCTCTCTGAGCAGAGAGAGATATTGGCCTTGCTGACCAAGCTTGAAGAAGCTGAGCGTAAGGAAAAAGCCAGAGCTAGGTTCATGCCCTTTGTCAAAGAGGTGTGGCCTGGGTTCATTGAGGGCGATCATCACAGGATCATGGCGAACGCCTTTGAGCGTGTCGCCAGTGGCAAGTTGAAGCGGTTGATCATCAACATGCCTCCTCGCCACACTAAGTCAGAATTTGCTTCGTACCTTTTGCCAGCTTGGTTTCTTGGGCAGTTCCCGCACAAGAAGGTTATTCAGGCTTCTCACACTGCCGAACTGGCAGTGGGCTTTGGACGTAAGGTTCGCAACCTTGTAGGCTCAGAGGTCTACCAGAACATCTTCCCAGGTGTCGGCCTGAAGGCCGACAACAAGGCGTCTGGACGTTGGGCAACCACACAGAACGGCGATTACTTTGCTGTGGGTGTTGGTGGTGCCGTGACGGGTAAGGGCGCGGACATACTGATCATTGACGATCCTCACTCCGAACAGGAGGCGAAGATTGCTGAACATACCCCTGAGGTCTTTGACGGAGTGTATGAGTGGTACACCTCTGGCCCTCGTCAGCGTCTCCAGCCCGGAGGCGCTATCATCATTGTGATGACGCGATGGGCCAAGCGCGACCTCACTGGGCAGATCGTTAAGTCTGCCACAGAGCGTGAGGGATCAGATGACTGGGAGGTCATAGAGCTTCCCGCGATTATGCCGTCTGGGCAGCCCCTGTGGCCAGGCTTCTGGTCCTTGCAGGAACTGTCCAAGCTTCAGGCAGAACTTCCCCTGCCCAAGTGGCAGGCTCAGTATCAACAGCAGCCGACCTCTGAAGAGGGCGCTCTGGTTAAGCGAGACTGGTGGAACATATGGGAGGGGTCGAAGCCCCCTCCCTGTGAGTTCATCATCCAGTCTTGGGACACTGCGTTCGAGAAGAACCAGCGGTCAGACTATTCTGCCTGCACAACGTGGGGTGTCTTCTATCACCCTGATGATGACGGCAAGCAGCAGGCCAATATCATACTTCTTGATGCCCACAAGGAGCGACTAGAGTTTCCTGATCTGAAGGCCAAGGCCTTCCAGATGTATAAGGAATACACGCCTGACGCCTTCATCGTTGAGAAGAAGGCTGCTGGCGCGCCCTTGATCTATGAACTGCGGGCAATGGGCATTCCGGTGTCTGAATATACCCCGGTTCGTGGGCAGGATAAGATTGTGCGCGTGAATGCAGTGTCTGATTTATTTAGATCGGGACTTGTGTGGGCGCCGCCGACAAGGTATGCAGAAGAAGTAGTGGAGGAATTTGCGTCGTTTCCCGCAGGGGAACATGATGATCTGGTCGATAGTTCGACGCAGGCTCTGCTCCGCTTCAGGCAGGGAGGCTTTATACGCCTCCCTAGCGATGAAGAGGAAGAGATGAAGATCCCTCGCAAACACGAATACTATTAGGAGAATATTGAATGGCTGTGGACCGCGCCATTACGGCAGAAGTACTGCCTGCGGGCGAAGCTTTGGCCACAGATCTGTTTGATATTGAAGTCCCTGAAGGGACATTCTCTGAGGAAACCCCGGACGGCGGCATCATCGTCACGTTTGGAGAAGAGACAGAGGATGAACTTGATCAGGAGGATGCTCCTCACGATGCCAACCTTGTCCATTACATGGACGATGGCGACCTTGCTGGCGTTGCTAGCGAGCTACAGTCTCAGTATGACTCCGATAAGCGCAGCCGTAGTGACTGGGAACGGGCTTATGTAAAGGGACTTGAGTTCCTTGGCACCCGCTTCGAGGAGCGCACACAGCCTTGGGCTGGTGCTTGTGGCGTTTATCACCCTATTCTGTCTGAAGCTGCCATGCGGTTCCAAGCAAACGCCATCATGGAGATCTTCCCTGCTGGCGGGCCGGTGATGACGGAGATCATTGGCAAGTTAACGCCTGACAAGGCGTCTCAAGCCAGTCGCGTTGAAGACGATATGAACTACATCGTCACGGAAGTGATGACGGAATATCGCGCTGAGACTGAACGGCTGCTGTTTAACCTGTCTCTGGCAGGCTGCGCGGTGCGCAAGGTGTACTTTGATCAGGTCATGAAGCGTCCTGCGGCGCTGTTCGTGCCTGCTGAAGACTTTGTGGTGAGCTACGGTGCCTGTGATCTGGACTCTTGCCCCAGATACACCCAGGTCATCCGCCTCCCAAAGAACGAAATCCGCAAGCTGCAGGTTGCTGGCCTGTACGCCATGGTCGATCTGCCTGATCCTCAGCCTGAAGCTTCGGATCTGGAGGACGCCAAGGACCGCACTGAGCTTGAGACCCGCACTTGGGAGTACGATGACCGTCTAGTCATCTACGAAATGCACATTGATCTCGACCTGGAGGGGTTTGAAGACCCCAATGGGATCGCTCTTCCCTATGTTGTGACGTTTGTTAAGGACGGACCCGTTCTTGCAATCCGCAGAAACTGGGATGAGAAGGACGAGACTAAGACAAAGATCATTCACTTCGCAGTTTACAACTATCTTCCGGGCATGGGCTTCTACGGCTTCGGCTTAATCCACCTTATTGGTGGTATTGCCAAGTCTGCGACGGGTATTCTGCGCCAGCTTGTAGATGCAGGCACAGTTTCCAACCTTCCAGGTGGTCTGAAGAGCCGTGGCCTGCGTATCAAGGGCGACGATAGTCCTATTCAGCCCGGAGAGTTCCGGGATGTGGACGTTCCCGGCGGTTCTATCAGGGACAACATCACGTTCCTGCCGTACAAAGAGCCTTCTAACGTCCTCTATACCCTTCTTGGGACAATTGTTGAGGAAGGTCGCCGCTTTGCGTCGATCTCTGAAATGAATGTCGGGGATATGCGGCAGGATGCCCCTGTTGGCACCACGCTGGCCCTGCTTGAGCGGTCACAGAAGGTCATGAGCGCCGTGCAGGCCCGCCTGCATGCGTCCATGAAGAAGGAGTTCAGGCTCCTCGCTGGAATTATCCGGGATTACATGCCCGCTGAGTACCCTTACGAGCTTGAGGGGGACTCAAACAGGACCAAAGACTACTCAGACTCCATTGATGTGCTGCCGGTGTCGGATCCTAACTCGACAACCATGGCACAGCGCATCATGCAGTACCAGGCTGCACTGCAGCTTGCTCAGAACCAGCCTACTATCTACGACATGCCTGAACTTCACCGGAAAATGATCTACACGTTAGGCATCAAAGATGCCGACAAGATCATCCCGGTCAAGAAGGACATGAAGCCAACTGATCCCGTGACGGAAAACATGAACGTGATTAACAGCAAGCCTGTTAAAGCGTTCCTTTTGCAGGATCATGAGGCACACATCCAGGTTCACACCCAGATGCTGCAGGATCCTAACCTCCAGCAGCTTATTGGGCAGTCTCCAAACGCTAATGCCATTGCCTCTGCAATGGCTGCTCACCTTCAAGAGCATCTTGCGTTTGCTTACCGGAAAAAGATCGAGGAGCATCTTGGCGTTGCGCTTCCTGGTCCTGATGAGATCCTTCCGGCAGACGTTGAGGTTCAGCTTTCACCCTTGCTCGCACAGGCTTCGCAGCGCGTTATGCAGGCCGCTCAGGCCCAGCAGGCGCAGCAGCAGGCCCAAGAGCAGGCTAAGGATCCCGTCATTCAGATGCAGCAGCAGGATCTCCAGATCCGGCAGCAGGAGGTCCAGCGCAAGATGCAGAAGGACCAGACTGAGGCCATGCTTGCTGCACAGATGATGCAGAGCGATGCCGCTGTTGAGCGCGAAAAGATTGCCGCTCAGGAGCGTATGGCAGGTGCTCGTATCGGCATGGATGCCGCTAAGAACCAAACATCCGACCAGCTTCGACAGCAGGAGATCTCCTCTCAGGAGAAGATCCAGGGCGCTCGTATTGGGGTCGAGATAGCTAAGGACAGAAATGGACGCCCTTGACAGGCTGCGCCGTCGCATACGCGACATAATGAACGATTACGCCGACACCCTTGCGGGTGGAGGTGCGCAAGACTTCCCAGAGTACAAAAGGCTCTGTGGGGTCATCGAGGGACTTGCCCACGCTGAGAGAGAGCTTCTCGACATCCGTAAGCTTTCGGACGAAGACGAAGATTAACCGCTCTACGGAGCGCCTATGGGTTCGTGACCCTAATCACGCCGGAGAACAAATGTTGGATATCAAGACCGATAATCCTATCGGAGCGGAGAAAGCACGTCAGCTTCCCGACCCGAAGGGATACCGCATGCTCATTATGCTTCCCCAGATGGAAGAGAAGACTGAGGGTGGTGTGATCCTGCCTGACGAGCATCGCGCTCGTGAGGAGACCGCAACCATTGTTGGCTTTGTCTTGAAGATGGGCGACCTCTGCTACAACGACCCCGACAAGTTTCCTACGGGTGCGTGGTGCAAAGAGGGAGACTGGGTACTGTTCCGGTCCTATTCAGGGACCAGGATCAAAATCCACAACGCTGAGTTCCGTATCATCAATGACGATACGGTCGAGGCGGTTGTTCA